TGGGCCTTGAGCGCCAATTCCTGCTGGTCGTTCTGCGCCTGCGCCTGGATCGCCATCACCTTGGGGTCGGGCGGCGGCTGAACCGGAGGATGCAGCAATTGCCCCGTCTGCGGGTCTTTCGCCTCGGGGTCATTGAAGAACTTGTCGGGGTTCTTATGCCCCATGATCTTGGTGAGCTCAGCGGCTGTGTTGTACAGCTCCCTGTCGCCAACAAGGTTGACCTTGCCGCCGGCAATCATTTCCTTCTGCACGTTCGCAAGCGCCATGGTCTGGGCGAACTGCTGGGCCTTTCCGCCCGTCCCAAGCCCGACATTAATGGTCATGTCGTCGCGGGTCTTCCAGGCGCGCGGGTCGACATCAACCCACTTGTTGCGCAAGCGCACCGTCTGGGCCTTCGAACCATGCTTTCTGATCGTGCCATGCAACAGCGAGAAGATATCCCGCACGCCCTCGGCCATGATGCGCGCAATCAGCTTGGTTCGCATCTGCGAGGCCGAGAACACCTGCGCAACTGCGGTTGCCGACTGGTTTTGCAGCGCGTTGGCGTCGATGCCCTGCGACTGATTACTAAGGCCGGTCCTGGTTTCGCGCGTGGCGTCCATGTACTGGAGCGCAGGATAAACGCTCGCGGTAATGTCGGGGACAACCTGCCAGTTCAACCCGCCGGGGTTCTTTGTCCGTACAACGCCTCCAGGCCGACTGACCAATAGGTCATCCAGAGTATTAGGACCAGCATTGGCTTCAGCGACCTCAACACGCGGGTTGTTGTGCAGGTACAGATTGTCCAGCATCCCGCGAACCAATGCGGTTTTGATGCGCTGGATATCCATCACCAGATCGGCAATCGATCGGCCGAAGAACCGATGCGGCTGCGGAACCGGAGTCGTCGCGGCAAACGGAATCGCATCGAACGGGGTTATCGCGGGCTTGCCATCACGCCTGAGGATTTCTCCCTGCGTGCCGGCGGTCACGACCTGATACAGACAGGCCCGGCCGTTGCCCTCATAGTCCATCCGAATGTAATGCTCGGTGACTTTGACGAACCGGGCCGCCTTGTTGCTCGAGGCTGAGACCGTGTTGAAGTGCTCTGCGACCGTATCGCGGGAGAGCGTCTCAACCTCGTTGTTCCCGGTATAGTCTTCCAGGTTGTTGACCTGATCCTCGTCAAAGCCCTCTTCGACAAGCTGGCTGACGGTCTTGGTCACGATCTCGTGGAAGCAGTAATTGCAGTCCCGAATGTTGCGGGCGCCGCGCTCGATGCCGAATTCTTCCGGGGGAACTCCCATCACGCGGGCTTGGGCGAGCTTCTTGGTTGAGATGACCGTAACGTCATGCAACATGGGCGCTGGCATTTGCTGGGCCATAGCAGGCACAGGAGCGGCCATCGGAGCTTGGGGCGTCATCGCGTCCATCAGCTCGTCGCCTCGCTCTCAACCGGCTCGCCAGCCTCGTTATGCGCCGTGTGCTCAACGATCTTCATCGCCCCGTCAGACTGCTGGACAGCCATCGAGAGCATGGCAAACTGCTCTTCGGTCAGATCGTAATAGGTCTCGCGCTGCTCTTCCTCGCGCTCCTCCCACCAGACCTTCACAATCCCGACCTTGCTCAGCAGCGCGTCCTTGATGAACGAGTACAGCGTCATGAAGCCGGGATTCTGCTGCATGAAAACATGGTTCACGTAGTCAGTTTCCTGCTGCGCCGCCTCTTCGTCCTCTGGACCGACCGGCTCAAACCGGACAACCTCGTCAGATCCCGCGAAGATGTCCATCAGCGCCGGCATCAGGCCCTCGATGGTATCGGCAACGTCGGTCGAGACCGCACTAGAGCGCCCGTCCACGGTCGGCATGTCCTGGGACATATCGCCGAGGTAATATTCCATCGCCGTGGCGCGGTCCTGGGAGAGCTGAGCCGCCACCAATGCAGCCATGGCATCGGCCTTTTCTGCCGCAAGGACAGATTTAAGCTCGATCTCCGACATTTTAGCCATCAGGCCACGCCCATATTCGGGTAGGCAATCGCGCGGTTGAAGCCAGGCGCAGGTGGTTTGTAGCCGTCCGAGAACACCATGAACGCATCAGCGCCGTGGCTGTGCTCGTCATGCCTTGGATGATTGCGCCAAACGCTCAATTTCTCGTCCCAATCTCGGCTGTAGTTCTCAAGGTGGATAATGCCCTTGGCGCATCCAGCCTCATCGAACGAGCACGACGGAAGCTTTGTCCGAATGCTCTGAATGGAGTTGATCTTGTCGGGATTTCTCTCGACGGTCTCGAATGTGTAGCCAAGTCCCGCCGCCATCGTCTTGATGGTCTCGGCCTGCCCGCTTGTCGCTGTCTGGCGTCTATGGTCCACGTCATGCGGCGCAAGATGCTGCCCAAACGTAGCGTTGCGCATTGCGCGCCAGCGCTCTAGCCAATTGAAGTAGTGGCCGAGGCCCATACCGCTGTCTTCGAAGTAGCCGACGAAGCGGTTTTCGCCAGCGACCTCTTGATGCAGCCAGATTGTCTGCGTATCGCCGAGACCGAAGTCCCACATTGTGTTGACGGCAATGCCAGGCACAAACGGGAACGCCCCGATCTTGCCGAGTTGGCGCAAATTGCGCATTTCCTTGGCAAAATAGGCACCATCCTTGGCGGCCTTGAACGCCTCTTCAGGGGTGGAGGGATATTCCTTCCACATGTCGTCGCCCTGCTCGACCTTCTTGGCCGCGTACCACCACTTTTGCGGCTCAGTTAGCTCGATGCCGAACTCTGCTTTCAAGTCCGCAAAATACTTCGCGTCTTCCTCAGTGATTAGGTGCTCTTGGCTAACCTGATACGTGGCATCCTTCCACCATGGGAAGAAATGAAACCGATAGTCCAGATCACCAAGCGCCTTGCCGGCATCGACCAATGACCGCGCTTGCTGCGTCTTATCGTAGAAGTCGCCAGAGCGGCCCTCAGCAGTGCTCTCGATGAACACAAGCTGCCGGGGGGCAATCGTGTTCAACGTACCGGACTTGATCTCCTTGGCCTTCTCCGGGGCCTTGGCGCAGATCTTCCCGTACTCAGACACATGGATGAAGTTCTTAGTGCCCGATCGCAGGGACACGCCAACCTCGATGCCAGATCCGTTCTGGAACTCAATTTCCGTCGCATTGTCCGTCTTGATCGGAACAACTGACTTGATCTCAAGCGGCAGCCGTTCGTAAGCGAACTTAATACGCTTCAGCAACCCCTTGGCATTGTCCAAGGTGTCGGCCACCAATCCAGCGTTGAAGTTGCTGTTGAACATGCAGCAATCCAATGCCAGGATTAGGATGAACGTCGAGAAGCCCATCTGACGGGCTTTCAAGATGATGTTCAGGTAGTGCAATTCATCCAGAAGAACCGTCTGCGCCTCATTGAGGCGGAATAGAACGACCTCTCCGAGCTTGTCCTGGATGAAGTAAAGGTTATTGAGTCGCCAGCGTCGATCGGACCATTGCTCGACTAGCTGCTCACTTAGAGCGAGTTCGCCCATCAATGGCCCTCATCAGATCGGCCACGCTATTGCCAACCTCATGGGTTGTCGTCTGCTCAACGGTCGAAGACGCCAAATCAGGCATCACCTTCCGAAGCAAGGCTATACCGGCTGAGACTTGGGTCGAACTCATCTCCCTTTCGCCCTGTACGTGCTCGATAAGGGCGTTGAGGATATTACTGTTTTGGATTTTAACCCGGTGCTCTTCAGACATACGGAAACCGGGCCTTCGGCCGCGCTCAGACATAGCGCCAAAGCAGCCGAGTGCTGCACCAATTCATGCTGGGCCAGAAGATCGGATCAATCTCGATTTCGGCAAAGTCGGTCACAATAAACAAGCGCTTTCGCTTCATTTGCCCTTGCGGCTCTTGCCAGCCTTGCTCATCGCGATAGCAACAGCTTGCTTCTGCGGCTTGCCGGCCGCCATCTCGGTCTTGATGTTGGACGAGATAGCCTTATTGGATTTGCCAGATTTGAGCGGCATGGTGATTTCCTAGATTTTCTGCCGCCATATGTGCAGCGCGTCGTCGTATTCCAAACCATTCCAGAAATCGGCGCCATAAGGCACAGCCACCCCATACGGCCAGCCGTACATGCTCGTATCCGGTGCTGGCGGGTTCTTCGCCTCGAACTCGGCTTTCTGCTCTTGACGATCGAGTTTGCGCTTGATCGCCTTGAAGTCGAATACGCCCATGGTCATTCGGGCGCCCCATTGGTAAACCCGGACACCTCGGCCTGAAGCGCCGCAGCATCGTCCTCGAGGCTCTTGATCGCGCTCTCGGCAATGTCGGCCGCGCCATTGTACGAACTAAGGGCGCTTTCCACCCTGGCCTCAATAGCAGCCTTGCGCTGCTTGGCAGCCTCGAACTTGGCCTTCAGAGAATTTGCGCCTGTGATGGACATCTTGGTGTTTGCCGTGGGTATGAATGGATTCAAAAGGGCCGTTTTGATCTCGTCATTCGAGGCCATTGGCCCAACTTCGACCGACTTGTCGCCAATGTGGATAACCTGGTTGCCGTTGCCAGCGTAACTGATTGTCAGGCCGTCTGACCCCTCGATGTCCCTCAGCGCTTCGCGGAGCTCAAGGACGGACATTTCAGGGCTCAACCTCTTGGTTTCGTAAACAGCGATCGAAAGGCGTGCAGCAAACCAATCAAGATCATTTTTACTTAGCTCGCCATGCATCGGGGTCAGCGCGCCAGTAATACATTGCTCCACCAGAATTAACCTGCAGATGCTCCATGAACATTTCTGTCATGTTCAGGCGCTGTTTGCCGCCCGTCAGCCATACGGCGATCC